CCATGCCAAGCGTAAAAGAATCGCTGCTGGATCTGGTGAAAAGATGAGGAAACCTGGTACTAAAGGTTCTCCAACAGCAGCAAACTTTAAACGTGCAGCTAAGACTGCTAAGAAATAATGACAATAGCAGCCACTACAGAATTAGAAAGCATCAACATCATGTTGGCTGCTATAGGAGAATCTCCTATTAATAGTCTTACAGGAACTCTTCCTGTTGATGCTCGTCTAGCACAATCAACTCTTACAGAAGTTAATAAGGAAGTTCAATCAGAAGGCTGGTCTTTTAATACTGAAATAGATGTCACTCTTACAAGAGATGGATCTAACCATGTAGCCTTATCTACTGATACTTTAAAAATTGATCCTAATATTCATCAGCACCCTACGATTGATGCAATACAACGTGGTCTGAAACTATATGACAGGTTAAATAACAAGTATGAGTTTGATGAAGATCTTATCTGTACTGTTGTCTATTTCAGAACTTTTGATGAGATACCAGAACCTGCAAGAAGGTATATAACTATTAAAGCTGCTCGCATTTTTGTTGATAGATTAGTTAGTGATGATGGATTAAGAACTTATACACAACAAGACGAAGTAAGAGCAAGAGCTATACTAATGGAAACAGACTTGGCTAATGGAGATCATAACCTACTAAGAGGTGATCCTAGTCTTACAAGTGTCTTTGATACTTTCTCCCCTGCAAATGCAATAATTAGATAACAATGGGTTTAATTTCAAGAGCCATACCAACTTTGTTAAGAGGCATTTCACAAGCTTCAGATGCAACAAAACAACACGATCATGCTGATATACAAGACAATGCTGACAGTAATCCTGTCTTAGGTCTTACAAAAAGATCTGGCCTTGAATATGTATCAAGTATTTCTAACACAACTTTAGGTAATGTACATATTCATACTATTAACAGAGATATAGACAGAAGATTTATTTCTGTATTTAGCAATGGTAATGTAAGAGTTTTTGAATTAGACGGTACAGAAAGAACGGTACAGAAACCTGATGGTACAACATATTTAACTACAACAAATCCTAGAGATGATATAAAAACTGTTACTATTGCAGACTTTACTTTTATTGTTAACAAGACTGTAGTTACTGCAATGGATACCACTCTATCTAGTGGAAATGTTACACAAGCAATAATCTTTGTAAGTCAAGTATCAAATAGTACGACATATTCAGTAACGGTTGATGGAGTGACAGTTACTGACAATACAGCTTCAGATTCAACTTTAAGCACTACACAAGTTGCTACAGATTTAAAGACAGGTTTAGCTGCTGGTTTAACAGGATTTACGTTTCAACAAAACGGTCCTGTTGTTCATGTAAAGAAAACAAATGGATCTGATTTTGTTATAGATGGAACTGACACACAAGGTAATCAAGATTTAGTAATAGTAAAAAATAGTATTCAAAGATTTTCTGACTTACCAACAGTCTCACCTCATGGTTATGTTATAGAAGTAAAAGGAGATGAGACTACAGATTTTGATAATTACTACGTTAAATTTGTTGCTAATAACAGCACTACTACAGGTGCTTTAGAAGCAGGTCAGTGGGAAGAATGTGCAGAATCAGGTATTCCTTTTAAATTTAATTACGACACAATGCCACATATTCTACTAAGGCAAAGTGATGGTGATTTTAGATTTGCAAGAGTTGATGGTGATACTTATACAGATCTAAGTACTGCTGGAACCTACAGTCAATCAGGAACAACTGTAACCGTAACTTCTGCTAATCATGGATTATCAAGTAGTGATTCAGTACAGTTTGATTTTGTTTCTGGTACTGCTGTTGATGGTACTTTTACAATAACAGTTACAAATGCAAATACATTTACGTTTACAGCAGCAAGTTCTTTAACAACAAGTGGTAATGTAGCTTTTGGTAAAGTTAACAATTCAACCTTACCTAAATGGGGAGAAAGGACTGTAGGTGATCTTGTATCTTCACCTGACCCTTCGTTTATTGGTAAAAACATAAATAATATATTTTTCTACAGAAGCAGATTAGGAGTATTAGCTGATGATGATGTCATACTTACAACGGTATCTGAGTTCTTTCAATTTTTTAGAGAAACAGTTTTAACTATTGTTGATAGCGATCCTATAGATGTATCAGCTTCACATACAAAAGTATCTATATTAAAACACGCTATACCAATGGCAGAACAATTAATATTGTTTTCTGACCAAACACAATTTATTCTTACATCATCATCTGTTCTTACTCTTACACCTAGAACAGCTACGGTTGTAGTCGCAACAGAATTTGAAAGTAGTGATGCTGCATCACCTGTGGCTTCTGGTAATAGTATTTACTATTTAACTAACAAAGGATCTTTTGCTGGTGTGAGAGAATACATTACACAAGAAGATTTAACGATAAGAGAAGCAGCTAATATAACTGTTCACGTTCCAAGATTGATCCCAGTAAATGTATTTAAGTTAGCAATTTCGACAAGTGAAGATGTTTTAGTTTGTTTAGGAACTGATAATCCTAATCAGTTATTTATTAACAGATGGTTGTATGGTTCTGAAGGAACAAAAATGCTTAACTCTTGGTCTACTTATACAATCAATGCAAATAAAACAATATTAAATGCAGATTTTATTGGTACTGATTTATTTTTAGTAATACAAGAAGCTAATGGTACAACTATAGAAAAAATACCATTTGAAGCAGATGTAAAAGAAGCTAATGCAACTTTTAAATATTGTCTGGATCATAAGGTTACAGAAGCAACTACAGGTGTATCAGTAGCTTATAACGCTACTACTGATGTTTCTACATTTACTGTTCCTTACAGATTGAGAGCAAGTATGAATGTAGTTGGTAGATACCTTGCTAGTGGAGAGACAAGTACATTTGTTGATACACAAGGTAATACTAAAACATTAAAACCAGGAACACTTATTTCTACGTCAAATTCTACTGATGGATCAACAGCAACTATTACAGCTAGTGGTGATTATAGAAATAGTAAATTGATTATTGGTGAACCTTATGAAATGCACTATAGGTTTAGTCAAAGAAGATTAATGCAATCAGCACAAGGTAGAGATGAGATCTTAAGTGGCAGATTACAACTACATCATTTCTATATTAAGTTTGAAGATACAGGATTTTTTAAAGTAGAAGTCACACCAGAAAGTAGAACTACATCTACACATAAATTTACTGGCCGTTTTCTTGGTTTAACTTCTTCTACTCTGGGAGATATTAATTTAGAGTCAGGTACATTTAAAGTGCCAATAATGTCTAGAGCAGATAGAGTAGATATAGATGTAAAGAATGACACATTCTTACCTACACAACTAGCAAGTGCTGAATATGAAGCTATGTTTCATCTGAGGTCTAGACGTTCTTAATGGGTTATCTAAGAAAAGCTAATTTAAAAGATCTTAATTATGTATGTGAAAACATGAGAAAAATAGATCGTCTTGAAGCTGTATATCAAACAGGACAAGAGCCAGCAGATGCTTTACGTCTTACATATTTATGTGGTGAACAAGTACTAACAATAGCTGGAGATAAAGATCAACCTATGGGGTTATGTGGTGTTATTAGAGATGGTTGTATCTGGATGATATGTACTGATGAATTGTTTAGTAATAAAAAATATAAAATACAACTAATAAGAAAAGGTAGGGAATGGGTAGATAACCTGTTGAAATCTTACAAAGTCTTATATAATTTTGTATATGCAGAGAACGATTCTGCTATTAAGTGGTTAAAAGCTCTTGGGTTTACATTTGTTAACTATCACGAAAAATATGGAGAGCAAGAAAAACCCTTTTATGAATTTCTGAGGATAGCCTAAATGTGTACAGTTGCAGGTATGGTAGCAGGTTCGGTAGGGTTAAACCTGTTTTCGGGTCTTGCTATGCGTGGTGCTGCTAAAGAACAAGCTAGGCAAACATATCAAATGGCTTTACAGGCTAACAAATCAGCAGAAGAATCATTTGGTAATCAACAATCGGCTTTAGGATTAAGACAGAGAGAAAATCAAGCATCATCAGCACAAGAAAAATTAGCCAAAACAATAAGGGGTTTACAGGCAAGAGGAGCTATTAAAGCTAGTGAAAGAGCAGGTCTTACTGTTAATTTATTATTAGCTGATCAAGAGCGACAAACAGCAAATGCTAGAGAATCTATAAATCAAGCACTTGAATCAGCAACTAAACAATATAGAAGAAATGTTGATGGTCTTGTTGCACAAAGAGATAATAGACGTAATGAATTACAAAGCAATATAAATCAGGCATATAATCAGATACCTTCATTAGGTTCTGTATTACTTAATGTAGCCACATCAGGTCTTAACTCTTACACTTCTATTGCTAATCTCGCATGACCTCAAGTTTTCAAAGTACAGCCTTTAGATCAGCAGCTAATCCTGTAGATACTTTTGTAGCACCGCCAAGAGTGTTACCAAAGACAGGGGCAGAAGAATTAGCG